GGCAAAATCCTGAGCAACTTATTGTTGCTCAGGATATTATAAATAATATTAAACTAAAGAGTTGCGGAATTAAGGATGCTTTTATCTTAACGCCGTCCTGACCGGCACCGACAAAGGATTTCAGGTTGCCGTCCACATCGATTGCATACAGCCCCGACACCTTGGAGGTAACGATTAAGCCCGTCTCTTCCAGTGCCCGCTCGTCCTTGTCATACACGGCTGCCGATATTTTCACCAGTCGCTCCGACTGCTCAAACAGTGTTTTGTACTTGTACGTCAGCGCCTCAATCTTGTCAGTGCTCAGCACCAGCATATACAGATAGATGTCGCCGTCAAACGCCAGCTTGAAGTCGCCCGTGCCGTTCCACAGTCCGCTGCAGGTGTATTGCACATAGCCGCCGGTAGCAGCGATTTCCTCGCTTACCTCCATACTGTTGAAGTCCGCAAAGCCCGTCTTGTCAACATTCTCAAAACCTATCTTCAGCGTGCCGCCCTTTGCGCAGCGATAAAAGAAACTCAGATACACTGGCAGGGCTTTCTTCTTCCCGTCGCTGTTTGTCGGAAAGGTCGGCACAAAGCGCAGATTCTCATGCTTCTGTCGGATATACTTGTTGCGTATCCGCACCACCTTGCGTCCCATGTCTGTCACCACGCTCGCACCGTCTCCCTTCTTCGATAGTGCCGCGCCGTTGGCCCACACCCATTTGTTGCCGACGAGAAAGAACACAGTCTCATTCTCCGAGTTCCACTTCTCCAGTCCCGATGCAAACGTCGGGTTGTTCAGATAGCCCTTTTCGCTCAGAAAATCGTTCCTCACGCTGTCGATGGCACTCTGCACCTTGCCCTCCGTTATCTCAAACCGAGTCTTCACGTCCTCGCCTGTCTCCAGCACGAAGGTTCCCTTCATATAGGCGTTGTCTGCATACAGTCCGTTGCCCCGTGGTTGGCGGTCTGCCGGAAACTTGTCGTCCTTAATGCCGTCCAGGTTACCGAGCCTTGCACGCAAAGCGTTGTCAAAGGTCTTGCCACTCACACCGTCCATCACATCAACTCTCGGCTGACCGTCCTCGGTGGCCGATATGAGCACCATATTCTGGCGGTCGGAGTTCGCCGTGTTGCCCATCAGCACACACTCATCACCCTCCTTCGGTTCCACACCCTCGAACTCCTCCTTCACCACCACGATGCCAGTCTCCGTAACATCGGTCACTTCCACCCAGTAGCTCCGCATATCCTTGCCCGTGAACGTCTGGCAGCGCACCAGGTCGTGCTGTACAAACATATTCTCCTGCTCGAAGGTGATAAGATAGTGCTCGCCCGATTCCTCCACGGTCTTGATGCGTCCGTTGGCCGCACTCACACATATCTGACCGCCCACGCTCCTCACCTTCTCGATGAGCAGCTCCAACACGGCCATCGTCTGCCTCACCGTCAGTTTATCCACCGTCAGGTAGGTGCGCCCATCCTCACCTTTCCACAGTTGAAACCCTGCGCCCAGCAGTCCGTCCACAAACTGCCCAGCGCTCCTTATACTGTCTGAGGTCACGGAGTCAAAGGTCACACCATCGGTCTTTCTCACTGGCTGATTCAGATAGTCGTCAAACTCACGGTAATCCCACTTGTCTGCATTGTCTGCTTCCTTGGCGTGGTCCGCCTCCAGTGCATGTTTCGACTCATCTGCGTTCACAGCATGGTCGGCCTCTTTCGAGTGGTCTGCTTCCAGCGCATGGTCGCTGTCCTTGGCATGGGTAGCATTCTTCGCCAGTTCTGCGATGTCTGCCTTGGCCGCATGCGCAGCCTCCTTCACAGCCATGCCGCCGTAAGCGGTGCCGCTCGTTCTCAGTGCCGACGTACTGCCCTCATTCTTTGGTTTCTTTATTACCTTGATGTCTATCATTGCTCAATCTCCTTAAGTGTCATTTCTGCATATCCTTCCTCAAGATTACGGCTGATGCCCTGCACGAAGAAGGTTTTATCCATCATGGGATGGCGATAGTGAGCGAACAAACTCACGATGCCACCATCTGTATCCGTCAACTTCTGCGTCATAACCACCCTTGGTGCATGCCACTCTTTGTAATAGTAGTCCACATACAACTGCTCAGGCTTAGCGCTCACACCCCTCGAATAGTCATATACCGCCAACAATCCCTCTCCTGTCAGCGTATTCAATGGGGTGCTCATCTTCACGCTGTCCGTCACGTCCAAAGCCTGGCACTCCGCAGCTGTCAGTGCTGAGTTTATCTTCATTTCGATGTCATCCTTCACGTTCACAAAACTCTCCTTTGTGTCGCTCATGTAAACGAGGTCGTTATCACCAGTGTTGTTCACCAGTCCGTTGTCGCTGTATATCTTCACTTCAAACTGCTCCACCATGATACTACTCACATGCGCCAGCAGCGGTATCGTTGTACTGTTCCATTTCGTGTGTCTGAACCACGTCTTGTGCCGTCTCGTCACCACGTCCCACAATGCGTTCACCGGTCCCAGGATCATAAACTTAACCCTACCGCTCACCTTATCTGCCTTTTTGATTGGTATCGCTATACCCTCTGCATCGATGCCGAGTTCATAGTTCACGTTGTTTTGCAAATCGAACTTGGTACCAACTATCTTGTCACCGATTTTCGGGTCAAAACCTATCGTAAAACACTGCTGGTAGTATTCGTCCTCATTGGAACACTCCTCCAGCGTTTTGTACTTCCGCCATTCGAAGTCCGTCACCTGTCCTTCCGTGCCTTTTTCCACAACGCACTTATCTCCTATTATCAGCATACATGCCAGCACACCCACCTTTGATATATGGTCGCTGCCGTCTCCGATGGCACTATACTTGAACTCATACAACTGAGGACCGGTATCTGTGAACGGAACAAAGCCGTGCGCCGTTTCCATATCCCATGCCACGGTCTCATTAGGCGTTGCTGCCTTCCACCACCGCTGCGTGTAGTATCGCCCGTCACCGTTGTTTCGGCTTGGTACCGTCATGCCCAGCCATTTTTTGATACCTGAAAACAGTGGGTTGTTTCCCCATATTCCACCGTCATAGTTGTATATTGCTTTGTAGGTGTCCGTCAATGCCATCACTGGGTTCAGCACCAGTTTTCCGCTCAATACGATGTAGTTCGTCGTGCCCTCATCTGTAGGCGAAAAGACACCACCAGTCATGCTACCGTTATACACTGCCCTCGGTATGCCTGCCTTTAGCGAGTTGGTATTAGGATAGGTGGTTGCCTCCTTGTCGTCACAGTTGCCGTTCACACTCACTACCAGGTAGTTCGTCATTTCCACTTTCGATGTCGGAGAGTTGTCCTTTCCGTCCGTTTTCTTCTCCACCTTGCCAAGTGCAATGATGGCAGCACCCTGGTTCTTCGCCAACCAGTTCGGCAGTATATGTTGGTTTCGCCCCTCACTGCAGTATTCCTCCATCAGGTTACCGCTCCCGCTCTTTGGGAACAGCCACTGACTGTTGTTCATCATCTGCACATACCAGTCCGTCACGCAGCCACCACTATAGGAGGTTTCCTGTCCGTGAGTCATTGCGTCAAAGGCATTTAACGCTCTCGAGCCCTCACCATCACTGCTGTATTCCGTCATGTACTTCTGCTTGTTGCTGAAGGGACTTTTCAGAAGATCATTGTCAAGCGGACTCTCTATCACACTCTCCATACTCTCCACCTTGGCAGTCAGCATAATTTTATTGTACACCTCCCCTACGCTTATCGTCGTATCCGTGTCTGTCACCAAACCAGTCACGATGTCCGTTGTCTGCCGGGCCGTCGTCACGCTTGCGCCAGTTAGCAAATCTCGCCAGTAGATGCGTTCGTCGCCCTTCACGCTCTCCCAGGAGAACAGATAAAACGTGAACCCATCCTGCACGATGTGGAGGTTCAGGTACTTCAGTATCTCCTCCAACACCTCATCCTGCTGCCATACGTCATCCTCCTCATAACCCAGAAAAAGCAACTCGCTCACCGTCAGTTGCCCGAATATCGCATAACGGTTACCTGCCAAATCATCTACAGCCTTACTCCCATCATATAGGTAGCGCATGGCATTACTACCCACGATATCAAGTTCAGCCGTCACACCGCCCAATATCTCTTTCAGCATCACCAAGAATGTACGCTGTTCAGCCTCCGCCTTTACTACATTGTACAGCACACCGAGCGAGCCGACATCACGATATTTAGCATACTGCAATGCCGTCAGCGCATCGATGCAGCTCAACTCTATCTCGTCAAACTCCTCGTTGTAGCCCTGCGAATAGCTCTGCGGTTCGATAAATCCAGCAAAGAGACATTTCCCCTCACGATAGATATTCACCACAGCGTCACGGCATGAGGCACAAAAGAAGTCCGGCACGAAGTTCCGCGCCAGAAGGCGTACAGTAGCCTGCTGGCAGAGCAAGTGGTCAAACGTATCGTTCACTTGACTCGTCAGTTCCACTGGATCATCAGTAAACGACAGTTCCCCATTCTTCTCACCAATGACAGTTTCCTTAGTACGGTCACCGCCAGTCAGTATATGCACCTCGATGCGCTCTTCCTTTTGGTTGTAAAAATGTCCGTGCAGATACATGCTCTTTATATTTTGATGTTTGTTCCTTTTCTGTTTATTCTCGTCTCGTTGGCAAGCACTGCCACAAGGTCTCTGCCTTTCACCTTCAGTTCATATATGCCGCCACCGCCACCACCGTTGTCGCCAATCAGCGATTTCAGTTTATTCAGTGGTGCTATCACCTCCGGATTGCTTTTCGCTCCGGCATACTCGCCCATCAGCGCCAAGGTCGGGCCATACACAATACCACCATTGGCGAATGGTGTAACGGCAACTGAACCAACAAGCCCTTGCATCATGGCTATGAATCCTGCTGCGATGCCCGCACCTGCAAACGGAATGTAGGCGTGTGCAGCCATAAACTCTGAAGCTGCAAGTTCGCGGTACGCCATTGCCTCTGCCTTTACTGCCGCCATCGTAGCCACCGATGCCGCCACCTCTTCTGGGGCTGCCGCTACTTTTGCCGTAGCTGCTGTGGTAGCTTCCACTCCACTTGCAGCGGTCACAGTGTTGGAGGCTCCTGTCACGGCGGTCAAGGTCTGAATAATTGAGATGATGCCGTTGATGCCCTCATATATCTGAATGGCAGCATCGACAACGCCAGTAATCGTGGACCATGCGTCACGGTTGCCTTGCAGCGCATCGGTGAGCGAAGTGACACCATTGCCCACACCCTTGACCGTGCTCCACGACTTACCTAACGTGACATTGCTTTTGCGGATGCGCTTCTCGTAATCCTCATAACTGCCGATGAGCTTCTGTATGGAGGCTCGCTGCGACTCGTCCATAGGACTTTTCGTGTCAGCCAACATATCCTGGAGTTCCTTGATGCGTTTCTTTACACCATCAAGCCCAATGGTTTTCAGTTCGAGGGTCAGCGTCTTGCCCTACATACTGTCGAGCTTCGCCACTTCTTCCTCCATTTCGGGAATGCGCGTGAGTTGCTTCATGGCATCGCGTTTCTTCTCCAGTTCCAACACCGTGCGCTGTATGTCGTCAATCTCCGATGCGCTGGCGTTCTTCTGCTTGGTCTGATAGTAGCTGATGGCATCATCCAGCGAGCGGATGGTGTTCAGTCGGGAAATATCCTCGGGCTTCTTCAGTTCATCAAGAGTATCGTCCCATTTCTTCTTCAGGTCGTTAAGGGCATTTATCTGCTTCTGTATCTCGATGCGCTCTGTCTCTGTAGCGGTTTTCAACAAGTCTGTATAATACTGCAGCTCTTTTTCAAGCTGGCGGTATGTCTGTATCTTATCTAAACCGACATCAACATGCGAACTGCGTTCAAACACCGTTTTAAGGTCATTCAAACGCTGTATTTCAGCATCGATTACTGCAAGTTCATCGGCAGAGGCATTCTCCCTCAATCCCTGTTGATAGGTGATTTCTGCATCGATGTCCTTCAGGGTATTCAATTCGGTGGGTCGGCTTGCTGCCTCCTGCAGCTGCGTTATCGCATCCTGCTGTTTTTGCAGGGCTGCGATTTTCTTTGCGTAGAGCGCAATGGTCTTGGTGTCCGTTCCGTTGGCAGTTTCCAGTTTGTTCTGGTAGTACTGGATGTTGTTGCCAAGTTCCTTGTAACTCGTGGCATTGGCGATAAGGCGCTTGCCACTATATTTGTCCTTATCTTTATTGCTATCAGTTACAGGTGCATTCTGCTTCTTGTTTTTCTTCAGTTCGGCCTGGGCATTCTGGGTTTTTGCCTTGGTGTTCGCTTGCGTGGCCTTGGTGTTTTTCTCCAGATCTGCCGTCTGCCTTGCTGTGGTCTCGTCCTTTATGCCGAAGAACTTCTTCACCCATTCCCATGCCTTCTTTATCACGGCACTCGCTTTTTCGAATGCCTTGACAAGAAAGTCCCATACGGCTGATGCAATTTTCTTCACCGCTGCCCATACAGCATCACAGATATTGCGAAAGGTCTCACAGTTATTGTACGCCGCTATCAATGCACCTACAAGTGCCGCTATAGCCATCACGACAATACCGATGGGGTTGGCACTGAGCACAAAATTCAGGGCAATCTGTGCCACCTTCCAAATGTTGGATGCGACAGCCACCACCTTTGCTGCAGCTGCTTGCGCAAGCGTGGCCACCTTCACAGCTTTCAGTCCTGCCACCACAGTTTTGATGCCGCCGCTGAGCTGCACCATACTCATGAGGGCGATGCCGCTATTAGCTATCCATTCCACATAAGGTGCGGAAGTACTGGCTATTGAGCCTGCCCAATCCATCATGGCGTGCATCTGGTTAGCGAGCGTCTGACGTAGGCTCTCTCCCGTAGATGCCATATTGTCGAAGGCTGCGTCTATCTCTCCTGCGGAGTTTGCCATCGCTCCAATGTTCTGCGAAAACTTTTCCTTTTGTTCGCCAGTCAGCGAACCGAGTAGTCGCATTGCTTCAGCACTGCCGAACAACTGTCCGTAAATGGTTTGACTCAACTGTCCGGTCTTTGCCGAATACTCCTGTATGCTTGCATCCAAACCGAGCAGGAAGTTCTCTAAACCACCAGCAGCCTGAATACTGGCTGCATTAAAACCGATGCCCATCTCGTTGGCAGCTTTAGTTGCCTCAGCAGAAGGCTTGATAAGTGAGTTAAGCACGGCAGCCAACTGAGTGGATACTTCCGCCGTGTCACCAGTCACACCCGTTGTAGTGGCGAACACTGCCATCAGTTCGTCCATGGAGACACCAAGCTGAGATGCACTACCACTCACACGGGGCAATGCCTGCGCCAACTGCTCAAAGCTGGTCACACCGTTCTTGGCCGTCATCTGTATCTTGTCTTGGATGTTTCCTGCTTGATCCCATTCCAGACCATAGTTCTTGATGAGCGTGGAAGTAACGGTCACCGTCTCTCCCAAGTCCGCAATACCACCAACCGCACTACGGCTTGATTTGTTGAGGAACTCTATCCAGTTATCCTCGGGCACGCCATTGGATATAACCTGGTATAAGCCGTTGGCAAGTTCCTCACGCGCAAGCGGTATGTTCTTGCTCAGTTTCGTTATCTGCCCAGTCAGTGCTTCAAACTCGTCCCCACTCTTTCCTGCCATGGTGTTGGCACTGCGCATGGCGGTCTCAAAACTGTCGAAAGGCTCGGCAAGTCCGCCCACCATGTCACTGAGGTCGCGGATCGAGCGGACGGCTGTATCGAACACGAGGCTCTTGTCTGCCATCTCGCGCAGTCTGTTGCCAGTGGCCACAGCGGTATTCCCCACCTCGGAGAGTATGTCGTCAAGACCGTCGGCTTCCACTGTCAGACGTTTCAGGACACCGCCGTCCTCGCTCTTGATGTTTATTCTAAATTCTACTGCTTTTGCCATTGTCTTTTCTTATTTCAGTCCGTAACGTTTCTTGGCTGCCTCAAAGCGTGCGTTGAACTCGTCCTTGCTCACCTCCTCACGCTTTTCTTCCTGCTTTTCATCCCAAGGGAACGGCAGAACGTCATGCGCTTGGAGATTGCTTTTTGCATAGGGCTGGATGGCAAAAAGCGCCAGCACCCTTGTGCGTTCCCACTCGTTGCGCTCCGCATCACGCTTGGCTTCCGCCCATCGCTCCCATGCCTTGTAAAACTCAAAAGGGGTACATCGTTCAAAGTCTTCTCTGCTCATCCCGATGCACCCCAATGCCATACCCAACAGTTCCTCGACGCTTACTTCTTTTCCGCCTGGTTGGTCGTTTTTTTTTCTTCACCGCCCATATCTTCATAGAAGGAGTTCGCTGCGTCGGGCTCCATAAGGTCAGCAAAGCTCTGGAAGTCGTAGTCAAACTCCACCTTGTCTGCATTGCACGCACTTTTCACGCAGCAGTAAACAAACAGTACCAGCTCGGAGATATTGGTTTTCTCCAGCTTGCTCACGTCCTTACCGCTCTCATTCTTGAAGCGCACCATTGCGCCCATGGTCACACGGCAAGGGAACTCCTTGTCGCCAACCTTGATTTTTGTCTTTTTCATACGCGATGTTGTTATTCAGTCTGCTGAGTGGTGTCTGTAATACCCGTACCTACTTTTTCCACCTTGCCGCTGTTCTGAAGTGTGATTGAATACTTGGCATCGTCACCAGCCTGTGCGTCAAGGTCAAGAGAGGTAATCAGATACTTGCCTTTATATCCGCCAGTGGTTTTACCGGTGCGCTTGTCTCCTTCACGCAGATTGTACGCTGCCTCCACGGGCTCACCCTTAAGCATTGCGTCCTTCAACTGGTCATACGATGGCACCTCATCCGTGCCGTCAGTAAGTACAACACCATCGGCGGTAATCTGTTCGGAGAAACTCTTGATGTAAGACTCCTTCCACTTGCCACCAGATGCCTCTTTAGTCACACGCTCACCGGTCTCCGCTGATGTGTTCACCTTACAACCGGTGGAAAAGCCGAGGGCATTGGCACCTATGGAAAGGATAAGGTCAGTTCCGTCTAAAACACTTGTTGCCATAAATCTTCATTGTTAAAATTGTTATTACCGTGCAGACTATTCCGCCTGCAATAAATACACACCAGTCCACCCACCACAACCCTCGCTCTTTCGAACGTTCTTCAACCGCCGTTTGAGCACTGTCCTGAAGATGAGCGTTCTTCACGCTCAGGCGCTCGTTCTCAGCCTCATAATACGCACACAGACGCGCCAAACTGTCGCAGCCGCTCTCTATCACCAGGCTGGGAGGCTTGCCGCCCGCGTTCTGCTTCACACTCGCCTTCACGTGCGCACGGCCCGAACTCGCAGCATAGCTCGCTCCTTCAGGCAGTCGCCACAGACCGGAGTCAAGCGCTATCTCCAGCAATGCCGTGTCCGCCTTCACCGGAGCCGTCCACCACGCCTTCATCACGCTCGTCGCGGCGCTTGCGCTGTCCTTTCGCACTGCGCTTGCCGACACCTTGTTTTCCGACCTCAACGTCTGTCTCGTCGAGCTGCAGCTCGCTGCTGACAGGACAAGCAGCACGGTGAGGACATAGCTGAATAGCCTCAATGGCACGCGACAGACGGTTGACAGCACGTCGCGTGAGGTTGTTTTCAGCCACCAGTTTCTCAGTGATCTTTGTCGTCTCTTCATATTTCTTCTGCGTTTCCACAAGCAGCGTCGATACGTCTTCGTACATCACCTTGTACGTGTCATGCACGCTCTTCGCCGTCTCGGCCTCCTTCACCTTGCGGTTCGCAACCCAAGCGATGGCGGCACCTATGCCGCCCGAGGGTATAGCCCACTGCAGGATTTGCATCATTACTGTGTCCGCCATCCTTGTTTTCTCTTTATTCGTTATTTACTCTGTTTTCACACTCTCCTTACTGTCTGATGCCGATGCTCCGCAGCCATCCAGCCACGTCAAAACTCGGACAAGCCTTCTTCACACCCGGAAGCTCACCATGGCCCACAATCTTGATCTGCGGAAACCGCTCGTGAAAGTCTCTCACATACGCCGTCATAGCCTTCAGCTGTGCCGCCGTCCGCGTGTCCTTGACCGTCTTGCCATCCTTTGCCAAACCGCCGGCATACACCACATGGCGGCTCACCGAGTTATAGCCCGCAGCACCGTTCGTCACCTCCCAGGGGTCCACCTCCGCATCCTCGTTGTTCTTCACCAGGCGCTCCACTGTTCCGTCCAGATGGAACAAATCGGTGTAACCCACCTGCTTCCAGCCCCTGCCGCCCTTCTTCACCGGGTCAGTGTGCCAGTGGCGTATCTCTTTAGAGCTTACCTCACGCCCTTCTGGAGTGGCTGTGCAGTGCAGCACCAGATATTTCATCCTTGCCATAGCCTAGCCGATGGGGTCAGCATACTCTTCCAGACCGCGGTCCACAACGTCCTGGGCACGATCCTGCTCAAATTCAAGCACCTCACCTGCCTCGTGCAACACGCTCAGGTCTTCCTTGTCGCGAAACTTTGCCACGACCTTCACACTCACTGTCTTTTTCTCTGCCATAATCTTTTTTTTATTTTAGTTGTATTTGTTACCTGGGCGGAGGCGGTTCCACGCACTCCGCCGTTCCCAGTTTCTATCCCTCGGGCACGTAAGTGAACTTCTTGGTCTTTCTCCAGTCCATCACCACAATCTCCTCGCCGAAGCCAACGTTCGTGTCGGCCTTCATCAGCAGCTTGAAGAAGTACAGCTCCGACGGGTTGCTCAGCTTGTCTATCTGGATCACGCTCTCGTCGTCCTGAAGGTTCACCGCAGCGAAGAAGTTGCCGTCCGCATCGGGCGAGCACAGCGTCGCCATGATGAGCGAGTCTGGCCAGGCGGCCACAGTCTCGATGGCGATGCCCTTGAAGCGCTTGCTGTTCACCTCGCTCTCGTTAGAGTTCTTGTGCTCGCGCTCTGTCAGTTCCTTGTCGTACTGGTCAAAGTCGTCAACGCTCATCAGAATGCGCAGGTTCGGGTTCTCGCGCATCGCCTTGGGGATGGCGTTGCGCACAGCATACAAGCGGTCTATCATCGAGGTGGGGCCCTCAGGGTTCACCACAATTACGTCGCTTGCCTTGGCTGCTTGCGTCAATATGCCGTCCATCAGCTGGTCGTCGGTGCCGCCGCTCACATACTCGCCGTTCACAAACAGGTTGCCAAGCTCAAACTGCACCTGCTTCGACAGCGCCTCCAGAAGAGCGTTCTGGGCCTCGGGAGGAAGTTCCGCAAACACCAGGTTGCCCTTAGGCTGCCACTTTCTCCATATCTGCTCAAAAGCTCGCGGGTTAAACACCGTGAACGCCATGAAGTCGTGGGGCTCCAAGGTCTGCTCGCTGTAATTGAAGTCGCCCTGGGCATCGCTCTTCTGAGGATCCTCCTTGCGCTTCTGCAGCATCTTGCCAGCCTTTAGGCGTGGCACGCTGATTTTCTTTTCCACACCGGGAATCACCATGATGAGTCCCTTGTCCACAAGCTCGTTGCCCGTGGTCGCAACGGTCAGGATGCGCTCCAGCACCTCGCCGTTGTAGTTCGTGTTCTTTACTACTATTGCCATTTGTTTTCCTTTTTATGGTTCTTCTGTCTCTCGTCCTTTACTGGAACTGGCGCTTCATGCGCGCTTCTCTGATCTGCTTCTGGCGCTGCTCCCATGGGCCGTCGCTCACGCCGGGCTGCACATGCAGGTCGTTCATCACCTTGCGCTTCGGGGTCAGCGCCGCAAGCACCTTCTTGCCCTCGTCCATGTTTCCCTTCAGAATGTTCTCGAAGGTCGGGCGGCTATCAGCGTTGATGCGGCCGTCCTGCTCAGCTGCGTCCAGCAGTTCCTTGCGCTCAGCCTCTGCGTCTGCCTCGGCTTTGTCCTCAAAGCCCTTCAGCTTCGTCTTCAGCTCTTTGTTCTCGTCCTCCAAGGTCTGTGCCTTGCCGGCAAGGGTCGCATAGTGCTGAGCCCTCGCCACCACTTCTTCATCACTCTTGCAGTCCTTAAACTGCGCCTGTTTCTTCAGTTCTTCTAATGTCATATCGTTCGCTTTTTGTGGCTCGTTCCTGAGCCGGTTGTTGAATGTCGTGTATATCTCCTCTGGAGTGCTGTCCTCAGCCACGGGGTCAGCATCATAAATGCCGTCTATCAGACCCATCTGCAGGGCCTCCTGCGCCGTCAGCCAGTGGTCTGTCCCGTCAAAGTATTGGGCTTTCACTTCTTCTTTGCTCATGCCCATGCGCTGGGCGTACATCTCGCCCAGACTGTCCTCCAGGCTCTCTATCTCCGCGATGCACTTCGCCATCTCTTGCTTGTTGCCGTAGCAGCCACCGCTCACGCTGTGAAGCATCAGACGCGCATACCGGCTCATCTCCACTGGCTTGCCGCACAGCGCTATCACGCTCGCCATGCTCGCCGCAACACCATCCACATAAAGACGTATGTCGGCATTGCTTTGGCGGATGGCGTTGTAGATGGCTATACCGCTGAACACGTCGCCGCCGTTCGAGTTGATGCGGATGTCTATGCGCTCGCTCTCCTCGGCGCAGGCTGCCAGCTCGGCGGCTATCTGCCCGCTCGCCACCTCGTAGCCGATGTCGCCATACATGTAGATGGTGCTCACGCTTGCCGCTTTCTTGATATTGAAAAATTTGCTCATTGTCTCCTTTTTTGTCGGGCGGTTTGCCCATGTTGCGGTTGCAAAGTTAATGGCTTTCCGACCTCATTCCATACCCCCGGATTTATCATGAAACGTTATGGCGGCATCATAACGCCGCAACTTGTCATCATGCTTTTCACTCGCTCGGATTCACTCCTTTTCACGGTAATTTTGCACTGCATTTATTCACATTATAAACAGATTTTTCAATGGCAGATTTAACCAATACACAGAAAAAGGAGTGGGCTCGCACGCTTTATCTCCGAGAAAACCTCACACAGCAGGAGATTGCCGACCGTGTGGGAGTGTCACGCGTCACGGTCTCCAACTGGTGCCGCGGTGGCAAATGGGAGGAACAGAAGGTCGGACTCACGCTCACACGACGTGAGCAGGTACAAAGCCTCTATCGTCAGGTGGCCGAAGTCAACAACGCAATACAGCTCAAACCAGAGGGGCAACGATACCCTGATGCTAAGCAGGCTGACACTATCGTGAAGCTCACATCAGCAATACGAAACATGGAGCAAGAGGTGGGCATCGCCGACCGCATCGCTGTGCTCACTGATGTCATCGAATGGATGCGACCATCCGACCTCGACAAGGCAAAGGAGCTAACATCGCTTTTCGACGCTTACATCAAGGACAAACTATAACAGCGTATGAAACAGACTGACCGTATAGCACTACAGAACTGGGAAAAGTTCAAGGACAACATCGCGCGCGAAACGCCCGTCGATCGATCCATGTCACAGGCCGAAATACAGAAGCACCGGGCATGGCTTGAAGCACGCCCGCTCGAATGGATAAAATTCTTTTTCCCGAACTTCGCACAGTATGAGTTCGCACCTTTTCAGAAAAGGGCCATACGACGCATTCTCTCCAATCCCGAGTGGTTCGAGGTAATCTCATGGAGCCGGGAGCTCGCCAAGTCCACTTGTGCCATGTTCTGCATCATGTACCTCACACTCACCGGGCTTAAACGAAATGTCATACTCACATCCAATTCCTTCGACAATGCCGTCCGCCTGCTCGACCCGTTCCGGGCCAACCTCGAGGCCAACGGGCGCATCATCGCCTACTACGGAAAGCAGCAGTCGCTCGGCTCATGGACGGAGGACGAGTTCATCACCAAGCAGGGCGTGGCATTCCGTGCACTTGGTGCAGGGCAATCGCCACGTGGCTCCCGCAAGGATGCCGTCCGCCCGGATGTATTGATTGTCGATGACTTCGACACAGACCAGGACACACTCAATCCCGACATCATACAGAAACGATGGGACTGGTGGGAGAAGGCGCTTTACCCCACGCGCTCTGTCTCTGAGCCTACACTGGTGCTCTTCTGCGGCAACATCATCGCCAAGGACTGCTGTGTCGTACGCGCAGGAGCAATGGCCGACCATTGGGACATCGTTAATATCCGCGACAAGGACGGACACTCCACATGGCCCGAGAAAAACTCAGAGGAGCACATCGACCGTGTGCTCGCCAAGATTTCCAAGAAGTCAGCACAGGGCGAGTACTTCAACAACCCCATCTCAGAGGGCGAGATTTTCTCCGAGATGGCTTTCGGAAAGGTGCCACAGCTCTCCAAGTTCAAGTTCCTCGTGGCTTACGGCGACCCCGCTCCGGGCGAAGGCAAGGGCAAAAAAGGCAAGTCGTTCAAGACGGTCTCACTCCTCGGCAAGCTCTCCGGCAAGCTGTACGTCATAAAGACGTTTCTGGCTCAGGCACTCAATGCCGAGTTCATCGACTGGTATGTGCAGTTGCTCGCATTTGTCGGGGGGCGGGCGCCGGTCTATTGCTACATGGAGAACAACAAACTTCAGGACCCGTTCTTTCAGCAGGTATTTAAGCCGCTCGTCGCCAAGGTCAGAAAAGAGCAGGGCGTGCAGCTCTACATACGAGGAGACGAGCAGAAGAAAACAGACAAGGCAGCACGTATCGAAGCTAACCTCGAACCGATGAACCGTGCCGGCAATCTCATACTCAACGAGGCGGAACGCGACAATCCACACATGAAGGAGCTCCTCGACCAGTTCACGCTCTTCACCCTCTCCCTGCGCTATCCGGCCGACGGTCCTGATGCCGTAGAGGGCGGCAATCGCATCATCGACGAGATTCAGCACCGGGCGGAACCGCCCCTCACACGCTCGCGTGCCGACATACGCACACGCAACAAACGAAGATTATAAATTCTAAACAATGTATATATGAGCCAATTCGTACAACTTTCCGACTACGATGCCTCCATTCACCGCGAGATTCTCGATGCGCTCACCAGAGCCGACGAATCGGTCATCGAGATTTGTGAGGATCGGGCCATCGCCGAAATGAGGTGCTATCTCTCAAAACGATACGACTGCGACCGTATTTTCGCGGCCACTGGGGCCGATCGACTCCAGCTCGTACTCATGATGGTCATAGACATCGCCGTATACCACATCTTCTGTATTCACAACCCGCAGAAACTCTCGCAGTTGCGCAAGGATCGCTACGACCGGGCTGTCGAGTGGATGAAGGCGGTCGCCGCAGAGGACATCTCCATCCAGGGGGCACCGCTACTGCCCGAGGAGGTGCGTGCTGCACATGCGCCATTCCGCTTGAAAAGCAACCCCAAACGCGTCAATCACTGGTAACTGACAATTAAAAATTCTGATTATGACAAAACGAAAGTATAGCAAAGCCCCAAAGGGCAAAATCACCATTGGCGGAAACATTCCGCAGCAGGGACAGCTGCGCCCAAATGTCATTGTACTCACGCAGCCAAAGCGCTTCGGCATCGACATCGCCGACTTCACTTCGGCTGTCCGGGCGGCAGAGGATGTCGATTTCTCGCGACGATACAAACTCTACGACCTTTACTCCGACATACTCATGGACACCCATCTTTCATGCGTCATCGAGAAACGACGCAATGCAGTACTATGTTCCGACATCGAGTTCTGGAGAGACGGCAAGCCCGACGAGGCGGTCAATGAGCAGATCAAGTCACCATGGTTCTCACGACTCGTCACCGACATTATAGATGCCAAGATGTGGGGCTTCTCCCTCTGCCAGTTCTATCGCCAGGGCGAATGGGTCGATTACGACCTCATCCCAAGAAAGCACGCCGACCCCGTGCGCCGACTCATACTACGACGTCAGACCGACATCACCGGCACCTCATGGGACGAATATCCCGATTTGCTTTTCATCGGATCGCCATCTGACCTCGGACTCCTCGCCAAGGCTGCACCATGGGTCATATACAAGCGCAACACCACTGGCGACTGGTCACAGTTCTCCGAGGTCTTTGGCATGCCCATTCAGGAGTACACTTACGAGACCGATGACGAGGACTCACGACAGCGAGCCATCGACGATGCATACAATGCCGGCTCGCTCGCCGTCTTTGTCCATGGCAAGGACACCACGCTCAACCTCGTCGAGGCGGGCAACAAGACTGGCTCAGCGGATGTGTACGAGCGGCTTTGCGAGCGCTGCAATAACGAGATTTCCAAGCTCATTCTCGGCAACACGCTCACCACCGAGTCCTCAGAAAACGGAACGCAGGCGCTCGGCACGGTACACAAGAAGGTGGAGGACCGAGTGGCGCAGGCCGACAGACGATACATCCTCGATGTGCTCAATTACGACATGACGGACATATTCCAGCGCATGGGCATCAACACCTTTGGCGGAGAGTTCTGTTTCCCCGAGCAGAAGGACATCGACCCGTCCACCAAGATGAACATCCTCACGCAGCTGCGCGCCAACTTCCAGCTCCCAGTTTCCGACGAATATCTCTACGAGGAGTTCGGCATCGAGAAGCCGGACAACTACGACCAGCTCAAAGCCGAACAGCAACAAAAAAAGGAGGCACTTGCCTCCCTCCCTGGTCAGCAGTTCCCCACTGACGATGATGATGACGATAATGACGACGACCCCAACGACTCCGAGGGCAAGGGTAGCAACACGCCCGAACCGTCCCCAAAACAGAAAAAATCGTTCAAAAACTGGCTACGCTCTTTTTTCGCCAAAGCCCCGCAACACGTCGGGGCGGATTTAGAGTGGTAGTAAACAGCCTATACCAGGCCAAGGCTGCCGATGTGGCGGCTGCCATGGAGTTCTCCGACGACTTCATCGCGCAGGTCCTACACGACATCTACCGTCGGGGCAAGGCGCAGTCTCCCACCGACCTCTCGCCCGAACTGTTCCGCGCCATCCTCCGTCGGTTCAACGAGGCCACGGCCGAGGGCATCGGTGCTTCTGCCGCACACGACCCAGATGAGGATTTCCGCCAGGCACTCCAACACTCCAACGAGGTGTTCTCGGCCTTCAAGGTGCATCGCATGCAGTTGGATATGCTCAAACTGCTCGCCGATTCAAATGGTGATTTAAGGCCGTTCAACCAGTGGGTAAACGATGTCCTGCCCATCGCCTCGCACCAGTGTGGGGCATGGCTCCGTACCGAGTACGACACGGCGGTTCTCCGTGCCCACCAGGCGGCCGACTGGCAGCAGTTCGTCCGTGAGGCGGATGTGCTCCCCAACCTCAAATGGATGCCATCCACATCGCCCAATCCTGGTGCCGACCATCAGCTCTTTTGGAACACGGTCCGACCCATCAACGACCCGTTCTGGAACGAACACCGGCCGGGCGACCGATGGAACTGCAAGTGCTCGCTCTCTTCTACCGACGAGCCATGCACCACTGCGCCCATGGGCGACAAGCACAGCACGCCGCAGCAGGGACTCGACTCCAACCCTGGCATCGACAAGGCCACGTTCTCGCAGTCGCATCCCTACTTCCCCAAGTCATGCAGTTCATGCGGCTTCTATAAACCGGGCTTCAGGGACAAGCTGAGCAGTATCTTCACCAATCGTGCGAAGGACTGCTACAACTGCCCATATATCAATGGCTGCATCTCACGCATGTCGTCAGACGGTTTTAAGTTGGAGCATAAATTCAAAAATGGTGGCAAGTTGTATGTGCATCCCGACATCGACAAGGACAAAGCTGACTACAAGGAAATGAAACGCATCTGCCTACAGCTCGCAAAAATGGGACACAAGGTGCGTATGACTCCGCGTTTGCACTGCAAGTCCGAGGAATACAAACAAATTTATGGTTCGCTCATCGGTACAAAATATGAGAACAAATGCCCCGACTTCTCCGTCGATGGCACATTCTACGAGTATGAGGGCTTTGTCAAGCCGTGGAGTAAGAAGAAGGTCGGTCGTATGCTCTCGCATGGAATGGAGCAATCCGACCATATAGTTATAAACAATACAAAGGGATGTGCTGACAGATTTATTCGCAAACAAATCATTGCACGACAAAGGCAATCACCAAATGCAATAAAAGAAGTGTGGATATACGAAAACGGTGAAGTCAGACCGTTCCTCGTTGATGGCGACTTTATAAAATGACAACAGGGGAGTCCTTTCGGATTCCCCTGCGAGGCGCCATGCCGTAGCATACGCAACTTCTTTCGAAGCTTGCCGCAAAGATAACAATAATAATTTAATAAACAAGCGTTATGAACAAATTTTTCTCTTTTTTCGCAGCGTCCAACCGATACAAGCATCTCATCGGGGGCTTCATCGTCGCCGCACCTGCCGGTTCTTTCTATGCTGCCATATATGCCGCAGCAGTCGCCGCATCGTGTCTCGAACTCAAAGACCGCCTAAATGGCAACCTCTGGGACTGGCTCGACTGGCTCTGCACTCTCCTCGGTGGCAGCATCGCAGCACTCATGTTTTACCTCTTATTCTGACACGTTATGAACGACAAAGATTTTATCCGACAGCTCGAAGAGCACCAGCGTGAGCTGAGCCAACTCATTCACCGCCGCCTCCCTGTCCTCATCGGGCGCATGGCAAAGGACCATTTCCAGAATAACTTCCGTCTGCAAGGCTTTCTCAACAATGGGCTGACACGGTGGCCCGAAACGCGCCGCCAACAGTCGGGCGGTAAATCTGCCGCCAGTCAATACGGACCGCTGCTCTCACGCCACAACCACCTCTTTGCCTCCATCAAGTACACACCGGGCGATGCCAGCGTCATCATTGCCAACGACGTGCTCTATGCGCCGCTCCACAATTGGGGCGGCTCCACGCATCCTACCGTCACCGACAAGATGAGAAAGTTTGCATGGGCGATGTTCTACAAGGAGGCGGGCATCAAGCGTGCCAAATCGGGCAAAACTAAGAAAAAGAGGATGGCTGCTGCCGCCGAAAATCCGAGGGCAAGCCGATGGAAGGCACTCGCGCTCACCAAAAAGACAAAACTCAATATCCGAATGCCGCAGCGGCAGTTCATCGGCGATAGCCGCGAACTATCGGATAAAGTGCAACAGAAAATTACAACCGAAATTCACAACATCTTAAACGCATAAAACATTATGGAAGAACTTTTTCCTATTTTCATGCAGCGCATTTCCGAGCGTATGCCTGAACTTTCTCTCGTCGATGAGGATTACGGACAACTCGAAGCCGGGCTCGAAGAGGAGACCTATCCCGTCACTTTCCCCTGTGTCCTTATCGGTAATCTCGAAGCCGACTGGGATAATCTCGCAGGGGGCGCGCAGCGGGGCACGGTCTTCTTCTCCGTCCGGCTCGCCATCGATTGCTACGACGATACGCACTACGGATCGGGCACGGAGTCAAAGGTCGCCGAGCGTTTGCTAATGGCAAACCGTGTCTATGCTGCCCTCCAGGGATTCCGGCCGAACAATTCTATGACGGCGCTCGTGCGCACCAAGTCGCGTTTCTATTCGCTCCCAGCTGGCGTCAAGGCCTATGAGTACACGTTCTCGTTCCGTATCCACGACGACTCGGCGCGGGAGCTACAGCGTGGGGAATAGTTCCAGCTGCTTCGCCGTCAGTCTCGGCACCTTCACCTTCGGCAGGGGCTTCACGTCCACCGCGCCACCCTCCCTGCACTTGCGTCTGATGATGCTCATGATGCGCTCTTCCGAAATAAAGAACTCGCGTTCTGAAAGAAGCTTCAGGGCATCATCAAAACGTAGGCGCTGCACCTCCGTCCAGTAATAGTAACGGCGGTACAGAGCCTCGTCCCTCAGCTTTATCAGCTCTTTATTCCTTCCTTTTTTCATAGTTTGCAAAAATAAGCTTTTTCCCTTAAACCGAAATCAAAAAGCCACCTAAATCGCTCATATTTAGGTGGCTTTCTTCAATTCATGCCCTCCCGTCACGCAGAAAGGCTAAAAAAGGCTTGGCGAGGCTTATGTCACACGGCTCACAATCGGCAGAAGCTCGGCTCTATGCGGCTCCACACGCCGTTCTCTGGATTGCGCTTGGAGAAGTAGTAGTTCGTAGCCGTGGCCTGCACCACATTGGCTTCCTTGAACAGACGCATGATTTCTGCATACTCCTCGTCAAAGCGGTCCTCCAGCTCATAAAGTTTGGAGATGCTCTTGTAGTCCAGGTCGCCCGTCTTGTTGCGCTCCAGAAGCGTCATCGCCATCTGGTACATCGGGTCCTCCACGCCCTTCTCGCTCGCCTCCATGTAGCGTTTCAGGTAGTCCACAAGGCGCTCGGCCGCAAGGTCTGCACGCTCGTCAAAACCTTTCACCTTGTTAAACTTCACCTCAAGTTTGAAGTCTCCGTCAGTGATCGTGTAGCTCTGCTGGCTCTCGTTCTTCACGGCGCCATACTCGCGCATGATTTTCGTGAAAGCCGTCACCTCGTCGTCAAGCCATTTCTTGAAGCCCGAAACCTCACTCTCCAAGTTCTCCACTCTGCCAAGAACGTCATGCATAAACTGCCCACGCAGCGCCTCGTAGCTCTCGCGCTTCGCCATGCGGTCGTTCTTTACCTCAGTCTGCAGCCGTGCTAACAGTTCGGCACGCTGCTCCTTTGTCATACCCTTCAAGGGGTCCACTGTCTCGTTCTTTGTTTCCATTGTCTTTTCTTTTTATGGGTTCATTACTCGTTTTCTTTCTTCTTGCGGTTCATGGCACGCAGTTTCGTGTTCAGGGTTGCCAGTTCCTCGCTGTCCAGGAAGCGGAATGCCTTGCCCGCTATCCGTTTGTCCTCGCAGAAGCGATCCACGGCTTGCCAGTCTGCCGTGTTCACGCCCCACAGCTGCATCTGGTGCAGCACGCCGCTACGCGCCTTGCGCTTCGCCTTCAGCAGAGCGGCACGCCGTTCGTCGTAGCCCGCCACACGCTCCATTTCATTGCACATAAGCTCATACTCCTTGTCGGTCATCTGCCGCAAGTGCTCGGTTCTCTCGTTGGTAAACTGCCGCACAAGGGTCTCCTTGTCCGCACCTGGCAGAAGCTTCAGCAGCTTGTAGAACTTCCCGTAGTTATCGACGTGGTTCATGCTCAGCCTCCTTTTCTTTCCATTTCAGCCACGCCTCCCTCGCCACGGCAAGTGTCGTCGGCACGTCCCAGGTCAGCCCGTCGGCTGGCAGTATAGGCACGTTGTTGAAACACACGTACACCTCACCGCTGAACTCGCGAGCCTGAACTATTGCTTCGCTCTCTCTAACCAAGGCTGCTGCTTTCTTCGCAGCCTTTTTCTCGTTGCGGGCCTTGCGCTCTGCGTTCAGCCACGCTTTCAACTCGTCTAAAACTTTCATTGCGTCAATATTTATGGGTTCTTTGTTTGTCATTTTCTCGTTTGTTGGGTTTCCACTTGATGGTCACTTCGGCGTCCATCTTGCCGCTGCCCTCACACACAGGGCAGATTTTCCATTCGCTGTCGTTCGGGCTGCTACGGTCACCAGCAAAGCCTCCGTTGCCATGACAGTATTCGCAAGTATATCCTCGGCTCTCAATCCGTTCTTCCTTGCTGCCGTAAACTGGTGGCGTCAGCCATATCATTCGATGCTTACTGCTCATTGTTTCTCGCGTTTATATGTTACTCTCTCATAAGTGTGCCACTGGATAATCCGTGCCGCAAACATCAGGTCGGTAGTTTCCAGCACCACACACCCTTTGTTCTTCTGGCTGCGGTGTACCATTAGGTCACATTGCCAGTCACCCTCCAGCCATTCGTCCATCACGCTCTCCGCCTGGCTCTTCTTCAGCAGGATGTATATCGTGTCCCCCTGCCGGTAGTCGTTCATATCTTTGCTCATTGCTTCTTGTCGTTGTTGGTCCAGTATTCTTCGGCTCGCTCCGCCCAGATGGTATAATATCCCTTGTCCCCGAAATATCGCCCCTTCGATATGGCTCTATATCCCTCCACCCATATCTTCAGCGAGGCGTCAAACATCACGCTCACCGCTGTACGCCCCTTCGGGCGTGTGCCCTCGGCCTGGCTGATGATGACGAGCAGCTTGTTCGGATGCCGGGCCTTGAAAGCCAGATAGTCCTCAAAGCTCATGCCCGTATACTGGTAGGAGTCTATCACCACCGTGTCGGGGCTTTCCCTTTTCGACAGCCGCTTGTCAAGGTCCTCCATGCTCTCGGCATCCAGCAGCACCATTCGGCGTGCCACGTCCTGCATCCCGGCTCGTATAAAGGCGTTCTTCATCGTCAGGCTCGAACCTTCCTCCAGACTGTCATAAGCCACTCGCCCGAATCGGCATAGTTCCTTGCACAGCTTCAGCACGAAACTCGTCTTGCCGCTTCCGCTTCGACCCCACACGAACCACACACCGTTCCGCTCAGGCTCGCCGAACGCCTCGCGCCACTCGTCGCTCAGCTTGTAGGTCTGCTTCTTCATCGCAAGCAGCTCGCTCACGCTTATCGCTCTTTTCATATCGTTTGAATGTTATTTGAACACCGTTCAATGCTTCTGCCAGCGAGAGCAATGGGAACTTGTTCACCATTGCCGAGCGCAGCGAAGCATCAAGTTTACTTAAGCGTCCATCTGCTTCACTCTGTGTACACCCTTCTTCACCCTCCGCAGGTCGAAGTCATACTGCTCAGCGTCCTTCACCACCTCAGCTATCTTCTTGCGGTCGGTCAGTCCGTTCGCCACGCAGATCGCATAAACGTCGTTCGGACTTGTCTGCTCCAGCTCGAAGAACTTGCGTCCTATCCTGCTGTGTATCTCGTTATAGCCTTTCTTGTCATAACGCAGTCCCATCTTCATCCTGCGCTTGATATAAGAGGTCGAGAAAAACACGATGCCGCATTTGTCCTCAAGCCTGTTATACAGGTCTATGAAGTAGTGAAACACCCTTTCCGTCAGCTTGTCCGCTTCATCGAACAGCAGCACCGGGTTCTCCGTCTGTATCAGCGCGCCGATGATTGCGTCAAGCATGTCTCTTATCGTCATACCGTCAGTCCTCAAGCCTATCTTCTTCGCAATGTCGCGGATAAAGTCGCTGCGCTTCATGTCTTCCGAGCACAGAACGTAGTAGGCACCGCTGTGCTCACGCTCGTAAAGCCGCGCTGCCGTGGTCTTGCCGCATCCGGCTTCGCCCACCACCCAGGTCACGTTCTTCCATTCCTGGGCGTCAGTCATCGCATAGGCCATCTCCTTGGCTGCGTGGTCTCCACCATCTGCCAGGCACCAGGGGTGGCGGTTCCCACCTGCGAGGCTATCTTTCGCCACATGTCGTCGCTGATGTTCTCCCACTTGCCGCTCAACACCGAGCTTACCGTGCCCGCACTCGTACCGTCCAGACTGGCTGCTGCCTTGTTTTGGCTCGGATATTTCATCACATAGAGGCGCAGGGCCTCGCGTATCTGTTCTTTCTGTTTCTCGTTCATATCGTTTGTTTTTATTGATTCTACAGTTTTGATGCAATCTTCTTCTCCATCGGAAGCGGTATTCTCGGCGTGTCGCCATCATCACCGTTCTCCATCACGTCCAGCCAGTCGTCAAGGCTCAGCGACTTCGTATGTCTTCCCAGCTGGTACTGCTCAGGAGGCTGCGAGTAACGCTCCATTCGGTGGTCTATCTGCCGCTGCACGGCTGCCGTCGTGCCCTTCAGTTTCGGACTGTGCAGACCCTGCTGCTCCGCGTCCGTGCCATGCTCGGCGGCTATCGTCCGTCCGGCCACCGTCCGCTCTATGCGGTCCTGAAGGTTGGCTTCCTGCTCCTGGCGGATAAACTTCGCATCGTCCGTTCCCTGCTGGTCTTGCAGGGCGCGGTGTATCAGTATGTAGGGTTCTGCCGTCCGCTCAAAGCGCAGCGAGCCGTCTGTGCCTTTTGTATAGAGTCTGATGCTCGCAAAGTCGTAAGGGTCGTAAGCCACGATGAAACGCTCGTAGGTGTGCTTCCTTCGCCACTCGTGGTCGGGTACACCGGGCGATGAGCACACTTCGTACTGCCGCTTCTCGCCCTTCACCGTCACCTGCAGGCCCTGGTCCGTGAACGTCGCCATGCGTTTCGTAAACACCCAGAACATGTCCACCATGTCGTGCAGCGTCACTTCCTGGGTCTCCTCGTTCACGCTCTTCTCATACATGTCTATCCTACGCTCGCCCGTCGCAGGGTGCACACCCTCGTTCCATTCCTTACGGGCTGCGGCATAGGCATCTTTCAGCTCCTCCAGAGTGTACAGACTGTCCTTGTTGGCTTCGATAAACTCCACGTTCGGCCTGCTCGACGCCTTCTTCGCCGTCACGTTCTGACCCGTGAAGCGCCAGTCCTTGTGCAGCACCTGAGCCTGAAACCGGCCGAACACGCTCTCTATCGTCTTCGACTCGCCGTTGTAGGGCTGTGTCGGTCTGTGTACGCGGCAGATCTTCCCGATAAAGCCGTCCGAGTCCAGCTTCTTGTGGCCGCCCTGGTTATCATAAACAATCTCATAAGGCTTGTGTCCGCTCTTCTGGATTGCCATGCGGTAGGCGTGGTATTGGGCCTCATAGTCCTCTGTGTCGCTGATGCAGTAGCCCAGAAGCACCTCGCTCATTGCGTCGATCACTTCATACACCTGGGTCGTCCGCACCTTGCCCTGCTCGTCCCTATAGTAAAGGTTCAGCTTCGTGCCGTCACCATACCATAGCGTGTCCCTGCGTGTCGGAAGTGCCGTCTTGTGCTTTCTGCCGTAACGCTGACGGGCTGCCTGCTCGCCATATACAGCGTCATACCATAAAGGCTCCACCGACGGGCTGTTCAGCCATTTCTTCATGCCGCTCAGGCTTCTTATCGGCTTCCAGCCTCTTTCCTCTGCTATCTCGTTTGCCTTCTCAAACAGCTGCGCGTCGGTGTACACCGGCACCTTGCTGCGCTTCAAAGCCACAATCAGTTTCAGAAAGTCACCGGTTATCTTCAGTGCCGAAGAGTTGCCCAACTTGCCGCTCACCACGCTCTGGTAGCCATCGGACTTCCAAGCCTTCAGTCGCGTCTTCAGTCGCGCCAATGTGCCCGGGAGCGTGTGGCCGTAGCTCTCGCGCATACGTTCCGAACTGTCAAGTATCAAGTCCCACGCACCCGACATCGGAGCGTTCAAGCTGCTGCGGATGGCCTGGCGTCTTGCCGCCATCTTCTCCAGCTCGCCAAGCACCGAGGCGTTGATGGTATATTCCTCTATCATCTTCTCCGTCAGGTGGCGCTCCTGCCCGTCCTTGTCCATATAGGTGTAGGCTTCGTAATACTCACGCGCCTTCGCATCTATCTTTATGCTTGCCTTCGTCATAGCCTCTCGCATCTTTTCTTCTGGGTCGCCGTATGTCGCCACAAACCGCCGTCTGTACTTCTCCGGAATACTGCTCCACACATACAGTGCCTGAGTCCCCTCGCCGCCGCCACGACGTGCACACGCTATGTTGCTGCGTTGCACGTTGCATTTCAGCGTGTTCGCCTTCATCACGGGGTCTCTGCCGCCCGTCAGCTCGGCAAACGTCACGCACAATATCTTGTTGTAGTACTCCATTTCCTTTTATCTTTGTTTTCCTTCTTGCGGTTCTCTCCTTACATAGTGGCGCAGCACATGGCTTCCACCTTCTCCTGCACGGTCTTGATGTCTGTAAACCCGGCGTGCTCGATGCGTTCCACCACGTCGCCTTTCTCGTCCTTCAACTCCAGTACGCCCGTGTTCTTGTCGCCTTCCCACATCCAGCCGTTCTCGAAGTGTTGGCGCATCATGTTGTCTGCGTCATGCACCACTTCGCTCGTAGGAGCCGTAACAAGCTCAAAACCGCCACGCTGAACGGCAAGGCTGCGTATCTTCTTTGCCAGGTCGCTCTGACCCTTCACCGGGTGAAAGTTCAATGCGTAGCTCACCATCTCCTTCGTCACACCGAAGGCCTTTGCCAAAAACTCCCGCTGGGAGCGGGTTACTGTTATCACTCTTTTCATTGTCCTCTGTTTTTAGTTCGTTATTACTTTTGTTTGTGGAGTGTAGGGGAGTCGAACCCCATGCAAGCTGTCCTACGCGCTTCGCTTTCGCTTATTCCAAATTTCCGGCTCGCAGCATCCGTGCCACTCCTGCGGTCTTTCCCGCCGTCATCCGAGGCCGCCCACTGGGACTTCCGTGTTATCCTTCAATCTTCTTACCCTCGGCTATTACCGTCTGAACTGCACTGAAGAACTGTATCATCTTCTGTTTCGCCTTCAGCTCCAGTCCGTATGCCATGTTGCTCATCTTGCCTGTGCTCTGACGCTCCAAATCACCATACACCAGGTCGTCTGTCAGGTGTTCTATGTTGTGGCGCAAAGACTCCTCAAGTGCCGCAAGACCAAGTTCCTTGGCCGTCTCATACACAGGCTCAAGTATCGCCTTTGCGGCCATTGCTTCATACAGATCGTCCGCATGCCAGCGGAAAAAATCTGCATAGTCATTCACCATGTCCTCTTTCCAACTTTCAACGTCACCCGTCAGGTGGTTCAACTTCTTGCGCATTCTGCTCATCGCCGCATTCAATGCAAAATCCTTATCGTTCATATTCTTTAAATGCTAAAATTTGTAATTCTCGGCCTTTTTCACTATCTTTGGCCGCGCGTTTAATCTTAAACACGCTGCAAAGATAAACAAATTGTAGATACTAACAAAACTTTTGGGGATATTTTTATCCACAAAGTGTAGATTTATATACAGATTATGGATAAAACAAAGATGTTAGAGGGGCTGATAAGGCATTATACAAAAGGCAATAAAGCCCAATTTGCAAAGCTTTTGGGCGTATCTGCCCAAACAATAAGTGCATGGATTGCTCGTAATACGTTTGATGCTGAACTTATATACGCAAAGTGTAGATATGTTGATTCCTCATGGCTGCTCACTGGTGAGGGAGCAATGCTTCAGGAAACAGAAAACAATAATGCGCCGACTTCTAAGCGCACTGTTGAGATAGCCCGCCAAGTTCCCCATGGCAGCAGCGAGGGCATACCACTCATACCGCTCGATGCAGTCGCCGGTTTCCCTGCCGAAAGTGGCGGTGGGGTACGTCTGGAGGACTGCGAGCGCTATGTCATACCGGAGTTCGAGAACAAAGGGGCAAACTTCCTTATCCGGGTGTCTGGCGACTCCATGGTGCCGCTATATTATAGTGGCGACCTCCTCGCTTGTCGCAAAATCACAGACATCCGCTTCTTCCAATGGGGTACCGTCTATGTCCTCGAAACGAGCCAGGGGGTACTCGTCAAACGCGTGCAGGAAAGCGTAGATCATGCCGACAGCATTCTATGCGTGTCGGAAAACAGCAGCGTCCATCACCCTTTCCTCCTCCCACGCGACGACATACGCAGCCTGAGCATCATCGTCGGACTCGTCCGCCTCGTCTGATACTCACGTCACACGCATCACGCACACGCTCCACACCGCAAACCGTGTCGCGCACGCACATACATAGGTATAATAGGGTAGCAAAGCTGCCAAAGCCCCGATAAACAGGGCGTTCCCGACATTCCGCAAAGGTTTATAACATGTCAAAACGTGGGATTATCCCCACCCCCTAAACGCCCGAAAATGACATCAATCACAATTTATTCGGAGTTATATAGGGGGTCAATCACTTGTTTTCCATGTTAAAAGTGAATACCCAAATGCACACCCTCTCTGAACATTTCGTTTTTCCATGCACACCCAAACGCACACCCAACTGCACACCCAACCCCGAAAAACGCCCAATTTCACCAATCTCAATAGCCTCCAAAACACAAAAACGGCTTGCACACTGTTCAAATCAGTGTTCAAGCCGTTCAAATGCCGTTATATCAACGTTTTAGCCGTTTAAACCATCCTTATTTCTTCTCTTTGTCCGCTCTGGGGCCTCTTATCAGCTCTCCCTGCCGAATCATAGCCTTTTTATTGAGTATAACGCCTCCGTCAGCCAGTCCAGCGTGTAGCAGCGAGCTTTTCTTTATACCCACCTCATCCTCTGTCAAAACCGTATAAATCGCCGATATTGAGCCGAAGTAGTAGTTCTTCCGCCCATGTATCAAATGCACGTGTATAACCTTTGTCATAACTGTTCCTTTCTGTTTCTCAAAATGTTCGTTTTCGCTTGCAAATATACCAAATAATAACTATTTGGAAGAATTTACAAGCATAAAAGTCAAGAAACAAGCAAAATAAAAGGCATGACCGCAGCCACACCCTCCTTCATTCAATCACCACCCAAACAAGCCGTTTTAAGCCCCACCAGCGTCCATTTCCATGTCCAGGCGATAAAACACCCACATGAGCAGCTATACGCGCCCAGAAGCCCACGAAATGCCCCACACAGCCGTCAGGACAGCCCAAAACATAACATTCTCAGCCCCGATGTAAAGCAATACCCTTCAAACACCATTCAAATCGAGCCCAAACGTAAAGCAAATGTAAAGCGAATGTAACGTTTCGTTTTTCCCTCTCATTTCGTTCATTATCCTCAAACCCTTTGTAAATCAACGCTTTCCCCGATTTCTCTCTCACTCCACTTTTATACGTTTCGTTTTATCCCCCTTATTTTCGTGTAAGGAAATCTCTAAAGAAACATGCGGGACATCGAGAGAGCAGGATGACGAGAAAGCAGGACGACGAGAGAGCTGGAATTCAAGAGAGCGAGACTTCTACAGAACAGGTCTTCGATAAAAGGCGACGTCAATAAAGCAGGACGAGGCCCGCGAAGGCAGCAAAGCAGATCATGCGGATGGGGTTGATCTTCATCCACATCGTACCAATAAAGGTGGCGAAGAAGAGGAAGAGGCTCACGCCAAACTGCCAGGGATTGATATCGGGCGAGGAGAAGTTTTCCACATCACAAAGCAGGAGCGTGGCGGCAGCCAGGAGGCCGACGACGGCCGGGCGAAGGCCCATGAAGACGCTCTGGACGGCTGGGGTGCGCATATACTTCATAAACATGCGGCTGATGAGGACCATCAGGATGAAACTCGGCAGGACGAGGGCAAAGGTGACCGTGGCGCTACCGAGCACGGCCATCATCCATTCGAAGCCCGCGTTGTGGGCCGCGGCATAGCCACAGTAGGTGGCCGAGTTGATGCCGACAGGACCTGGCGTCATCTGGGAGATGGCGACGATATTGGTAAACTCCGAGGAGGAGAGCCAATGGTGCTTCACGACCGTCTCGGCCTGGATGAGCGAGAGCATGCCGTAACCGCCTCCAAATCCGAAGAGACCTATGATGAAAAACGTGAGGAAGAGTTGTAAGAAGATCATAATTCAACGATTTTTCCGTGAGTTTTTTTATTCCGTGGGCTTGACATAGCGTCCATAGACATAGCCACCCAGGCCGGCCGCCAGAATGATCATGACGGGATTGACGCCCAGTTTCCATATCAGCAGGGCCGAGATGAGCGGTATCCAGCAGTTGGCCAACCCGATCCGCGCCCGTTTGGCGAGGTTGAAGGTCGGGACGGCTATCAGGGCCACCACGGCCGGACGGATGCCTCGGAACATGGCAGCTATCCAGCCCACCTCCATGAAGCGATGGAAGAACATGGCGATGAGCAGAATGATGAGAAACGAGGGCAGGGCCGTGCCGAGGGCCGTGCAGAACGCGCCCCGCAGCTTGCGGAGCTTGTAGCCGATGAAGACACTAATGTTGATGGCGAAGACACCCGGACAACTTTGTGCGATGGCGATGAGGTCGAGAAACTCCTCCTTGCCGATCCATTTGCGCTTCTCCACCACTTCCGCCTCGATGATCGGGATCATCGCGTAACCACCCCCGAGGGTGAAGGCGCCAATCTTGAAGAATGTCTTGAAACTCTCCCAGTAAAACTTCATATCCTCTTGTCAGATAAAAATATAGCCACTTGTTAGAAGAATTGATTAGTCCAACCCGCCCCCGGGAGGGCCGATTGGACTAACCTGTATATTGCCACAAGATGGTTGGCGGCACGGGGCCGCCTCGCCATCCTACTTCTTATTAGCCTCCTCTACCCACTTGCGTGCGTTGACGAAGGCCTCGATCCAAGGCGTGACCTCGTCGGCACGACGATGGCGCGGATACCAGCCCTGCTGCCACGGGAAGATGGCACGCTCCAGGTGGGGCATCATGGCCAGGTGGCGACCGTCGGCCGAGCAGATGCCCGCCACGTTGTAGTCGGAACCGTTGGGGTTGCCAGGATACTGAGCGTAGTTGTATTTTGCCACGACATGGTAGCGGTCCTCGGGCTCGGGGAGATAGAAGCGTCCCTCTCCGTGGGCCACCCAGATGCCCAGTTTGTTGCCGCTGAGCGAGTGGAACATGACGCTATCGTTCTCGGGGATCGTGACCGAGAGAAAGGCGCTCTCAAACTTCTTCGAGTTGTTGTGGCAGAGATGGGTCTGGTGCTCATGCTCCGGGTTGATGAGGTTGAGCTCCGCCATCAACTGGCAACCGTTGCAGATGCCCAGCGAGAGCGTATCCTCGCGCGCATAGAAGCGGTCGAGCGCCTCCTTGGCCTTGGGATTGTAGAGGAAGGCACCCGCCCATCCCTTGGCCGATCCCAGGACGTCGGAGTTGGAGAATCCGCCACAGAAGACGATCATGTTGACCTCCTCCAGGGTCTCGCGACCACTAATGAGGTCGGTCATCATCACGTCCTTCACCTCGAAGCCTGCGAGGTAGAGGGCGTAGGCCATCTCGCGCTCGCCATTCGTGCCCTTCTCACGGATGATAGCCGCCTTGGGCGCAGCCTGACGGTCGGCATCGGTCGTGGTCTGCCAGCGGTCGGCATTGAGGCCATACTGGGCGAGCGTTCCCGTGAAGTCGGGGTTGAACTGCATCTCCACGGGCTGCTTCTTGTAGTTGGTGTAGCGCTTCTTCGCCATGCCGTTGAAGCTCTGGTCGCGGTCGAGGAGATAGGAGGTCTCGTACCAGACGTCGCGCAGGCCGTCGATATCCAGTTCCTGCTTGAAGGCGCCATCGCTAAGGCTCAGCACGCGACGCTCGGGCGTGGGCTGGGCGATGCGGGCATAGCCCACGCAGCACTCCTCCAGGAAGTCGCGCACCTCGTCGGCATGCTCGTCGCTCACCTGGATGACGACACCCGGGTTCTCGGCGAAAAGCTTGCGCACCACGTCGTCGCCCTTGATGTCGTGGAGGTTGACGCGGAGACCGCCCTCCACATTGGCAAACGTCATCTCCAGCAGGGTGGTGATCAGACCACCAGCCGAGATATCGTGGCCTGCGAGGATCCAGCCGCGGTTGATGAGCTCCTGCACGGCCTCGAAGCATTGGCAGAAGTACTGCGGGTTCTTGACCGTCGGCACGTCGTCGCCCACCTTGTTGAGGCTTTGGGCAAAGGCACTGCCGCCCAGCTCCTGCTCGCAGAAGGAGAAGTCGATATGATAGAGTCGGGAGTTCTTGTCGTTGACGAGGACGGGGGAAACCACCTTGCGGATGTCGCTCACCTCGCCACCACTTGTCACGATGACCGTGCCCGGAGAGATGATCTTCTCGCCATTGGGATACTGCTGGCTCAGGGACAGGGAGTCCTTGCCGGTCGGCACATTGACGCCGATGGCGCAGCAGAAGTCGGAGAGGGCCTTGACGGCACGATAGAGGCGCGCGTCCTCACCCTTCTGTGAGCGGCAGGGCCACATCCAGTTGGCCGAGAGGCTCAGGGAGTCCATGCCGTCGGCCAGAGGTGCCCAGACGATATTGGTCAGCGACTCGGCCACACTCAGCACGCTGCCCGCCTCGGGCGAGGCCAGTCCGGCCTGGGGCGCATGGCCGAGGGCCGTGGCGATACCCTTCTCGCCACGATAGTCGAGGGCCACGACGCCACAGTCGCTCAATGGCAACTGCAGGCGACCCTGGCATTGCTGGCGGGCCACCTTGCCCGTCACGCTACGGTCCACCTTGTTGGTGAGCCAGTCCTTGCAGGCCACGGCCTCCAGCTGAAGCACGCGACGGAGATACTCCTCGAGATGGGCCGCGTCATAGGCTACGGGTGCATAGTGGCGCTCGACGCTCTCGTCGCGCATAATGGTCTTGGGCGAGTGGCCGAACATCTGGGCCACGTCGAGATCGAAAGGCTTCACGCCATCGCCCTGGACGAAGGAGAAGTGGGCGTCGCCCGTGGTCTCGCCGACCACATACATCGGGGCACGCTCGCGCTCGGCGATCTTCGCCACATGGACCAGGTGCTTCTCGTCGATGAGCAGACCCATGCGCTCCTGCGACTCGTTGGCGATGATCTCCTTGGCGCTCAGCGTCTTGTCGCCGATGGGCAGCTTGGTCATGTCGATCTGGCCGCCACACTCCTCAACCAGCTCAGAGAGACAGTTGAGGTGGCCTGCCGATCCGTGGTCGTGGATGGAGACCACGGGATTGTCGTCCTCCTCCACGAGGGCGCGCACGAGGTTGTAGGCGCGCTTCTGCATCTCGGGGTTGGCACGCTGGACGGCGTTGAGCTCGATACCATTGCTATAGCGGCCCGTATCGACCGACGATACCGATCCGCCACCCAGTCCGATGCGATAGTTGTCGCCACCGACCACGACGACCTTGTTGCCTGGCTGCGGTTCCTTCTTCAGGCAGTCGCGCTTCGTGCCGTAGCCGACGCCGCCAGCGAGCATGATCACCTTGTCGTAGGCATATTTCTCGTCATTCTCCTGATGCTCGAAGGTGAGGAGAGATCCCGTGATGAGGGGCTGGCCAAACTTGTTGCCGAAGTCGCTGGCGCCATTGGAGGCCTTGATGAGGATCTGCTCAGGCGTCTGATAGAGCCATTGGCGCACGGGCAGGATGTCCTCCCAATCGCGCAGGGCGGGCTCCTTGCCGTCGTCGCCCTTCAGTCGGGGATAGGCCGTCATATAGACTGCCGTGCCCGCGATGGGCCATGATCCTACGCCACCACCCATACGGTCGCGGATCTCACCACCCGTGCCCGTGGCGGCACCATTGAAGGGCTCTACGGTCGTCGGGAAGTTGTGGGTCTCGGCCTTGAGAGAGATGACGCTCTCCACGGGCTTCACACGGAAGTAGTCGGCCGTAGATTGGTTTTTCGGGGCAAACTGCTCGATGACGGGTCCCTGGGCGAAGGCCACGTTGTCCTTGTAGGCGGAGAGAATTTTGCCCGGATTCTCGCGGGTGGTCTTCTTGATCATGTTGAAGAGCGACGACTCCATCTCCTTGCCGTCGATAACGAAGGTGCCTCCGAAGATCTTGTGGCGGCAATGCTCGGAGTTGATCTGAGCGAAACCGAAGATCTCGCTGTCCGTGAGCGGGCGTCCGTTCTCCTTCTCTATCTTGTGGAGGTAGGCGATCTCCTCGGGCGAGAGGGCGAGTCCCTCCTCCTCGTTGAACTTCTCGAGGTCGTCCACGCGCTTGATGGGCTCGGGGTCGTGGTCGATGGTGAAGATCTGCTGGTCCAGACCGTCATACATGCGCTGGAGCATGGGGTCGTGGTCGGCCTCGGGCGTATCTACGGGGAAATACTCCTCTATGCGGCTGATTCCCTTCAGGGCCATGTTCTGCGTGATCTCTACCGCGTTGGTGCTCCACGGCGTGACCATCTCGCGCCGGGGGCCTACGAAATATCCCTCCAGCTGATCATTATCTACCGGCTCGGCATCGCCGTAAAGCCAACTAAGTTCGCTTATCTCTTCTTTGGAAAGCTTGTGATCTGCCTCCGTGGCAATCACGCTCTTCGACCTTGTCCTGAAAAAAAGAATCATAATCTGTCGAGTAAATTAGGAAATAATGGTGCAAAGATAACTATAAAAGCACACATGACAAAATAATCGGCTCAGAGAATCGGCAGAAAACGCAAAAAAGCCGCATTGGGCTTCGGCCCGCACTTGCTCAATCGCTCAGAAATGATTCGCACCTGGTGGGTCGGTTCGAAATATTTTACCTTTGCATATATCGAACGAACCATACTGGGGATTGCCCACTAAAAAGCGTGTCGTGACTCCATTTATGGGCTTGGCGTGGGCAAAACGTGAGGAAGAGGGTGCGGAAAACGGGAAAAGTGATGCAAGCAGATTTTGCGGAAGAAGGCTTGATTGGCTTGTCGCATGCAGCCAAGGGAGGAGATCCAGAAAAAACAGAGGGTTAGAAATGCCAAAAGAGGGCGTCTGAAAGGGCAAAAAGCCGTATAAAGGGAAGTGGAATCATCAAACTGGAACGAACAAAAACAAGCCAACCGCCTATCTATCGGTCTTTTAGAAGATAACAGAACAGATTCGTTCCAGTTGTTCCAGTTGTTCCAGTTTATTTTTCAGCGAGTGCGAAATTCCAGCCTACCCCCTATATTTATATATAACTAATTAATTATTATATAGTTATATATTCAAGTTTCGCAAGTTAATAAAATATAACGTAACTACCTAAAACAAAAGGGTATAGAAGTTTGCCTATGTGGCA